ATAATTTTCATTTAAGTTTAAATCCAAACTGTCATCATCAGTAAGAGACAAAGGAGTGTATTCAAACCCTCCATTTGCACTCACAAAATCAATGTCACTCATCAGTTCATCATACAATAGGGACCATGAGTTCATTCTATCAAGATTCCTCCGTAGTGTCAATCATTTGAAAATCTACGTCAACCTTGTCATAGAGTTCCAAGAATGCTGCTTTTGTTTCATCATCGAAACGATTGATGCAAACCTGAAGTGCTTTAGATTTATCACCAAAGATAGAGTATGCACGAACGATGTGAACCAGACGACGGGTAGAAATGATCTCATCAATTCCACCATCATAGAAGGTCTTACGGATGATATCTGCCCAGTCAACCAGGTGCTTACAGAATTCCTTGTCGTCACAATCAGACTCAAGAATTTTCTGTTCAATAGAAGGAGTCGGGTAGGACTGTTCAAAGGTCACACAGAAACGTTCAAGGAAAGCTTCATTCAGAACGTTAGTACCAATGAATCGACCATCGTCAGAACCCTTACCCTTGGTGTTGGCAGTGGCGATGACTTGGAAACCATCTGCAGGTTTGACGAATCGACCAATCTTCTTCAGGAAGACACCCTTACCTTCAAGGATAGACTGAAGACACAGAATCTTGTTAGATGCCAGGTCAACTTCATCTAGAAGCAACACAGCTCCCCGTTCCAGAGCCTCGATGACGGGTCCATTATGCCAGACAGTTTCACCATTAACAAGACGAAACCCACCAATAAGATCATCTTCGTCAGTCTCGATTGTAATGTTGACACGGATCAGTTCCCTTTTGAGTTGCGCACACGCCTGTTCGACAAGGAACGTTTTACCATTGCCCGAGAGACCCGTGATAAACGTAGGGTAGAAAAGACGGGACTGAATAATTTTTTTAATATCAGAGAAGTTACCAAACTTGACGAAGGAATCATCTTTTTGAGGGATAAGGTCTTGTTCGATTGCGGGGAGAGCTGCGGGAGCTTGATAGTTCTGTTCGAGTTTTTCTTGAACGGTGAGGTTCCACTTACCACGACCAACCTTGAACTCATTGAGTTTCTTGGTGACGGTCTGGTAACTGATGTCATTCATGGCACACCATCCACGAATATCACCAGTAGTAACCTCAGGTCCGAAAGTATCTTGAAGGGAAGCGACGATAGAAGAAGTGGATAGTGCCATGATGATTTGTCTCAACAAAGCTATAATATACGAAAACCACCCCAGCGGGGTGGTGGATGGGACAGTTGTCCAACTGGCTCAACTGATGATATCTACAAACTGACTTAATACCTTTCTATTTAGAGACTTTGCGTTAAGATTTTTAACAAAGGCGGATCGAATCTTTGCTTTACTTGCACCTTCCTCAACATCAAACTCAGTATCGTTGTCAAGAGAAGATGAAAGGATACCAAAATAAGAAGTATATCCACTGGTCTTGATTGTGACAGACTTGTTCTTTTTGATCTTCCTGTAGGACTCTTCAGTCATGGTGTCATCATACCGTCGAACAAATCCTTTGAAGTCACTATTACTAGCAAGACGGAAACCAATGATATTCACACCAGGATTTGTCATCTTAAGATCCTCAAGAAGAACTTCAGTGAACTTGTGGAAAGATCCCTCAATCTTGTAAGTGTGTCCAGTCTTGCGATTACGGATGAAATCACCCGTGTACATACGTCCTGAACCCATACGATTATCATCATAGTAATTGTTGACTTTGTAAAAGGGAAGAACATTTGCTTCACCGTCAGTCAGAATCACAGTGTTGATCTTCTGAACTTTATGTTTCGTCTTGAATTGAGGGATAAGTTGATGAAGACATACGATAGCCTCATTTAGAGGAGTACCTGAGAGATTGAAACCAACAGGAATAGAATAGTTACACCACCGTATCATGTTATATGCAACACGAAAGAGATTCTTCATTTGTTGATCAAGTTGTTTCTTGTTCACATCACTGGTGAAGAAGTGAAGAAGACTGAAGTCTGGACTGATGATCATGTCATACTCTTTGACTTCTTGAATAGGACTTTCGGTGTAGGAGAAATAATGCTCACTCTTCTGATAGTTGTTTGTAAATGCATACACATCGAAAGGAATGTTGACCTTACTACAGAACTGAATCAGATTGAACAGTTGCTTCATAGTTTCCAATAGACAGTCACCCATAGATCCTGACCAATCAAGAATGAAGATCAGACCATGGTTCTTACCGTCAGGAATGACATTGACTTTTCGGAAAAGATCTTCGTTGTACTTGTAGGTATGAAGTTTAGAACAATCCAGAGTACCAGTCTTAGAAGAGAATGACCGAGAGTATGCATCTGCAGACTTCTTACACTCAAACTCCTTTACAAGATAGTTGACTTCTTTCTGTGAAGACTTCTTGTATCGATCATACTCAGCATCAACAGGACCAAAGTCTCGTGGTTCTGTCATCTTTGTTGTCTCTGTATATGCACAATAATACTCTTTGGGTGTCAATTGATCAACCCAATGAGCATTCAATTGCTGATGGATCTGTTTGTTAGAAACTACAACCTTATCAACATCAATCTTTGGTACCTCAAGATAGTTGAAGGTACGAGTACCTTTCTGTACATCACCATTGAATTCTTCTTTACCAGATTCAAAGATGTCGTCAGTCTGAACTTCAGGTTCTGGAGTGGTTGTTGATTGTGGTTTTGAACGACCTTCAGAAAGATCCTCCAGTTCACCAAAGTCCTCCTCTCCTTCACCTTCATCAAAGTCAGTAGGTTGTTGTTGTTCTGTCTGTTCCTGAGTCATTCCTTCACCAGATCCATTACCCGACAGAGGAACATCAACAGTCTCTTCCTTTTGACTCTGAACCTTACAGAACTTATAGATCTCTTCAGCAACCATGACCGCATCGGCAAAGGTTTCTGTCTCACCCATCATCTCAATATATTTCATCTCCTCTTCTGTGAAGGGGATATCTACGAAGTTACCAATCTTGTAGTGAAGATTAGCACGGTCAGCCAGATTGTAGGTAGAGAGGTCTTCATCTTCAAGACCAAAGAAATCATCTTCAGCAAGTTCTTTGTATCCTTGATAGAAACTCTTGGACAATCCTGGATACCGACGTTTCATCAGTTTCTCAATACGTGCATCTTCAGTCACGTTGACAAACTGTTTAGGAATACGATCTTCCCATGACCAATCATTAGGTGTGTACAATGCATGACCAACCTCATGACCCACGAGCATATCGTACACAGTGTTGGATGCTCTCTTCCACATCGGGAGGGTCAAGACACGACGTTCTACATCAAACTGTGCGGTCTCCACATTGGCGTTCTCAACCACCATGTTCTCAGTGGCAAGGAGTTTAGCGAGTTGGGACTTGATTTCGTAGTTGATCATGGTTGTCTGTCTCGATGTACCTATAATACAGCGAAACCCATCGTAGTCTGTACTGGGTCGGACAGTTTATATATTGGCACATAGACCAAACCCCCGACTGTTTCCAGTCAGGGGTCTTTGGTGATGTTTTTCTCCTTTTACAAGATTAGTTTTCGGTCAGGACGTGTCTGCAGAACCTCCTTGCGTCGCTATCTATGATACCACATTCTGAAATGCATTGGAAGTATTCGGATACTTGGTCGTATTTCTCATCAGAGTTAGACTTTTCATCCCACTTCCAAGATGCAAGTTCATTGTGCGAAATCAGATTGTGCATCACCAATCTCCAATTCACATATTATATAGTGGTCTTTGTGTTACTTCACTAACATTTGTGAATACGTAACAATATTAAATTTTTCTTGAGAAACCTTTATGTTTTTCGAACTTGACGACTGAATCAAACTTATCATCCATACCAGTCTTGTGACTGATAACGAATATGTTTGCGTCCTTGATGATGTATCGAATAATTTTAAGGAACTCATCGGTTCCAAAACCATCTAGTGAACTATCAAAGACTTCATCCATAATCAGGAGATTTGTATTGACTGAGTTTTTGACCCTTGCAATTTCCCTCCAGGTGAATAGAAGTGACAGGTCAATTCTCATCTTCTCCCCTTCACTAAAAGATGCGTAAGAAAAATCTTCGTGAATGGGAGACTCTACGGTTTCGTTGAATTCTTCATCAAGTTTGAAATTGATGTAAAAGTCCATCTTCTGTAGATACTTATTAACTTGCTGGTTAATAAGGGGTAGATACTTTTTGATGATCTTTGCTTTTACACCACCGTCTTTAAGTAGACCGTAGATGAAATCGTGGTAGGAAATATTATCTTTGTGCTCTACCAGTTCATCGTATGTCTTATCAAGACTGTTATGTAAGGTTTCTAACTTCTCATGCTCAGTATTTCTGTTCTCGAGCTGACTGGTAACAGTTTGAATTTCTGATTCCAGTCCGCTGATTTGTCGTTGAAAACCAGAGATCTGTACATTGAAAGAAGAAATGTCATTAAGTGTTTCTGAAATTTTAGAGGATAGAGTTTTAAAATGTGACTCCCTCAATTCTTCGTCTTTAATAGCCGATTGGAGTTTTTCATAACCCTCTCGGAGCTCTTCTGCTTTAGATTGGGAGTCACTAATTCTATTTACTCGAAAAGACTCCTCAATATCTTGCTCACAGGTGGGACATACCGTATTTTCTGTGAAAAATTTATGTTCCTTGACAATACTTTGTATACGTTGAGACAGTTTACCTTTGATGTTACCAAACTCTCTCAATTTTTTTGAAGCATCTTCAACAGATCTCAACTCCTTTTGTAAGTATTCCAATACTTCTTCTTGTTCAAAACTCTGTTTGAAACATCTTTCAATTTCCTGGTTCAGAGTTTCAATCTTATCCATCCGTGTCTTGATATCATCCTTACTCTGACTCTCGATCTTATCGATAAAGTCTTTTTGCATATCAACCTTATCTTTCAAGTTCTCCTTCTTCAGTTCCAGAGTCTTGACCTGTTCACGAATATTACGAATCTTTCCCTTGATCACATCATTCATCGAGGAGAAGATCTTGATATCCAATAGATCTTCCACAACTTCTCTACGTGAAGAAACAGGGAGTTGCATGAACGGAACAAAAGTTGAAGAACCAAGAATCACAATCTGTGTGAATGACTTGTAATTCATCTTCAGAACATTTTGCTCCAACCACTTCTGTTGATCAATGGCTGATGCAGACTGATCCAACTCTTCATCATTACGATAGATCTTAAAGATGTTTGGTTTGATCCCACGTTGAATCTTCCAATTCACAGAGTTCACTTCAAAATCAATCTCTACAAGACAAGCCTTCTCGTTTGTAGAGTTGATCAATTGTCCTTTGTTGATCTTACGAAAAGACTTACCATACAAGACAAATGTCAATGCATCAAGAATGGTGGACTTACCAGCACCATTTGAACCAATGATGAGAGTGGTTTTCCCTTCGTTCAGATTAACTTCTGTAGGATGATTACCAGTTGATAAGAAGTTCTGCCACTTAATTTTTTTGAAAACTATCATATTCAGAATCAGGAGGGATCACAATATCGTCAGTGGTTATAATAGTGTACCTGTGATCATGCATCTCACAGGTCTTGATCATTATCTCATCTTCTACTTCTAACACATTCATCTCGGGGTAGTCAAGTTCTTCCAGTTGTAAGGCATATCTTTCTGCGTCGTCTTCTTCACAGAAGATATAAAGGACTTGTTCTCCAGACTCATCAACTACAGAGTATGCACCGTCCTTTTCTTTACCAGCAACTGTAATGATAAACATTATACGACCTCACACGCCTCTTGGTATATTTCTTTAATCAGAGACTGAATTACTGTTTTATTTAACTCAGTTTCAGATTCATCAATATAACGACTGAGGATAGACATCGTGTCTTCCGACTCATCTGCTTCAAACTCTTCGGACTCATCGAGTTGGAAGTTTTCTACAATCTTCAAATCAGCAACACCAGAAGTATAGAGTTTGTCGATAAACTTTTCAAACTTCTTTGTGTCGGTCTTCTTTCTTACGATGACCTTGACAATCTTGTTCTCATATTCAGTGGTATTAAATGTCTGATGGTCAGTGTCTTCATAGAAAATCTTGTAGAACAATCTATGGGGATTGTTTATGGGTTGATGTTCCAGGGACTCAGTATCAAAAATAGTGAAACCTCTGGGACTTTCGACATCATTCCAGAACATTTCATAGGGATTACCAAGATAGAACACGGTCCCATTGTCGGATCGAGCGTGATAATGTCCCGAAAAGACTTTCTCGAACTTATTAAAGGCTCTTGCGTCATGACCGTGCTCCATGATGTGACCAGGGGTCGCGACGAATCCGTTGAGTTCAAGGTGTCCCATTGCGACTGGACACTTTGTCTTTTTGATAATACCATTGGTTTCTTTTTCGTTCTGTTCATTGATCCAAGGAATGAATAGAACGGGGAGATCACCCACAGATACTTCTGTAGGAGAAGAATAAACCTCAACATTATCATATTCTTTCAGGAGAAGATCAACAGCATTGATTTCATTCGTGTTCTTATAGTATGCATCATGATTACCAACCATGAGATGCATCTTGATACCACGTTCTTTGAGAGGATTGAATACAACTCTCTTCGACCACTTCAATGACTTGAATTCAATACCCTTTCGACTATCAAAAGCATCACCCATGTGAATGACAGTGGTAATACCTTCTTTGTCTATTGTAGGAAAGAAGACATCGTTGTAGAATTTTTCAAAGTAATCGTGAAAGAGTTTAGAACCTTTTCTTGCCCCGTAGTGGGTATCACTTATTATCGCTACTTTCATGCCTTGGTTTAAATTCTTCCATAGGTTGTGATTTAGTCAGGTCTCTACGTGACTGGTTTTTGATGATGATAAAAGCATCTTTGTTGTACTTACGAGTACCAAGAGGTGACTGCCACTTCTTATTGTACTCTTCTCCTACGTCGATACCCGACACAGAAGTACCACCAATCTCTACATCAACCTCATCACCATACTCCCATCCCAGTTTTTCCAATGCTATAGCAAGTTGTCCAAGCATCTTCCCAGGATAAATCACGGACTCGTCCATAACATGTTCCTCGGGGTCAAGTTTTCCAATCATGAATTTCTTAGTTTTTGATGAACGGTATCCTTAATACTATTATAATCAGAGTAGTTACCCATGTCAAGATCATTAGCATCAAAGACTTCATCGAAGTCAGTCTTTTCAAGGATCTTGTTCTTGATCTCTAACTGTTTCTTCTCTTGAGAGATCCTTCTCAGGAATGCGTAATAGATGATCTGAGTGAAATATGCGAAAGGATTCTTCGACTTCTCAGGATTAAAGTTATGGATATATCTTACACAGTTCTCGATACCATCACAGATCATGTCATCTTTGAACATGTAGTTCACAAAGTTTGGTTTGTATGACAAATGATTTGCAATCTTCAGAAAGCACTCACCAATGTAACGGGGAATTTCTGGTTTCGGTTCATCATTGAGTTTTGCTTTCTCAACTCTGGCGAAATAGTTCTCAAGGGCATTCAGAAACTCTTTGTTATTTACATAGTGTTCTGCATTTCTGGGTTTAGGCATAACAGTTCTTTTTGTTGTTTTAATTATACCAGAGATATCAAGTGTTGACAAGGTGATGAAAGTCGTATAGACTAGGCTTGTCCCCGAAGATAAGAATAGTATAGGTTATATCAAGAGGACTTGTATAACTTCTCTAAGACTTCTTTCGTATCTCTTACATTTCCTAAGTAACCCATTCTTCGATCTAACTTTGCAAAGTTACCTTGGTTACTCTTTCTGATGTAGTCTTGATAGTTCATAATCATTTCAATGTTCTCTGATTCAGACATCGTGAGAACTTCATCTAAGTTGATCAAGAAAAGATCTTCATTAGAAGTCTTTAACCATGGTTCAAACTTGTATCCAGTAACTGATCCTCTCGTCTTAATAGGTTGAACACAGATAGGATAAGATACAAGTAACATTGTTCGATCATCTTCTTCAGATGCTGCCACCTTACAGAATATCTCATCTCCACATTTGAGTTTGATTGTTGCGTAAAAATCGTCTTCAATCATACGTTCTCCTTATTCTTTTATGTCGATAGTAAAAATGTCATAGTTGAACTGCTCTGAAACATATATCTTCACTCTTTCAATAAAATGATTCAGTGTGTAATTCTTTCTTGATCCGATTGTTAAGTCATCCGCAATATCATAAAGTTTTGCACTGACTTTATCTTTGCCTTTACGTAGGACTCTACCAATACTTTGTAAGTTTCTTACTCTAGATTTGGATGGAGAGGCAAATATTACATTGTGTAGATTTTTAATATTGATACCAGTACTGAATGTTCCGTAAGATGCAACGATGATAGCGTCTTTTTCTTTTTCAGTGATCTCCCTTACTTGTTCTCTATCTTCGGCATCTACACCACCATGAATAAAGAATACTTTACGATCTTCACTTACCTTTTTATTTATTAAGTCGAAAAGGATGGCACCATGAGCCTCCACTCTGGAGTACAGCACCAGACTATTACCATCTAGATCTCTGACTAGATTTGTGATGAAGTTATTTCTTTTCTCATGACCAATGAGAAACTGTATCTCATCCTCATAGGTATCAAACTTCTTTGGTTTATACTTCAAGACAAGACACTGAATATCAAGTGAAGCTAAGTGTCCTTCATCCTGAAGTTTCTTCGTTTGGGTCACTTTATACGATGGACCAAAGAGTCCTTCTAACACCCACTTATGAGTCTGAGAGCCGTCTAGTGTCCCCGTAAACCCGTATCTATACTTGGCATGATGTAATTTATCCATGATACCAATAAGAGATTTACTTTTAAAAAGGTGCGCCTCGTCACCGATTACAACATCATAGTCCTCAAAGAACTTACGATCCAACTGATAGACAGATTGCCAAGTGGTAATCGTTACCTCATTAGTATTGACTCTCTCACGTCCAGCATAAATCCTGTGACAATGATTCTCTGCATCCCATCCATATTGTTGGAAGTCTTTGAACATCTGTTCTACAAGAGATGTTGTAGGAACAACCAATAGAATTTTATTACCACGTGCAACATGATATCTCACTACCGAGTAAATCATAAATGACTTACCAGAACCTGTAGGAGAGATGAGTAGTTTTCTGTTATACCTTAACGCTTCATATACACCATCTACCTGATAGTCACGAGGACTGATCCCAGGTGATATACTTTCCATATAATCTTTAGTTCCACCATGACTTACTAAGTCATTTACTTCAAACGGTGGACCGTAGAACTTGTTATTTAAAAACTTGTAAGTGTATCCTGCACTCTCACAGAATGCAATAATCTTATCAAGAAGACCCACGTAGATTCTCTTGGTCTTCATGTTGAATAGATGAACAAATCCATCCCAGTACTTACTACGATACTGAGGCATGAATTTTTTATTAGGAACTTCAAAGGTGAACTTATCTCTTAGTTCATACTCAATGTGGGGTTCCGTTGTAATCTTCAAGTAAACTTCGTTTACCTTTTCTATAGTCAAATCAGCCATTCATGTAGGTTCTCACCTACAAGTATTTATTACATAGTTTCAAACCTATGTTCTAAAACAATTCTGTAAAAATGATCTCTCATGGCAAGTAGATCCTCTTGTTCCATAGGATCTCCTCCAGACCATTTTTCGACCGCCTGAGATAGTCCTGTATGTACAATACGGACTGCCTCAATAGGTAATTCTAGGTGATAATAGTTTTCTTCTTCCATTAGCCTAGTCCTGAACTGAAACGCATGAACTCAATACTGTTTTTGATTTGGTAAGTTCGATTCGTAATTTGTTTTAGAATCTCTTCTATGTATCTTAGCATTACATTATAGTATTCAATTTTCATTGAAACATTAGACAATCTCTCGTCAGCGTCGAGATACTTTGTCATCGTTTCTTTATCTCTAATCTTTTTCGGGAAAGGATTCTGGATATACACATCAGGGTCAGCTTTACCTGAATAGTATTCATACCTCTCGTGTCTCACATTCTTTTTTTGTTGTTCTGCTTTTGTCCTCAACAACATGAGGTTATTATAAATGTCATAATATTTTGAATGCAGAACTGGGATGTTCAACGATTCGGTATGAAGATTGTCAATGTCAATCTTTGAATCTTTTTCCCACATCTGTTGAAGTGTAGGAAGATCAATCATTAGCAGCAGGTTACATCAGTGATATTATACACAGAATACTTGAATACGACCTCTGCTGTCAAGTATTCAACATCTGTAGCAGTTGCATCAAAGGTGATATCTGATAAAGTGTAGGGGAACATGTCCTTAAACTTCACACTGAACATTGGTCTATTGATACCATTCAGAATTGTCAGTGTACCATCAGAGAAAAGATTTTTAATACCACCATTATCTATGGGTCCGTCTTTTTGGAATTGGTAAATTTCATCGAGACTTTCAGGAAACCCCAGACCTCTCATCCAATTCTGGATTTCATTATAGTTTTGTAGACCTTGGTCAATCAAGAATCGTATCCTCAGGTCATTAAACTCAAGTAATTCACCTGGTCTAGGAATCATTCGAGTGTATGAAGGTTGTTCCACTGTACCGAGAACCAGTCCAGGAACATTTATGGAGTTACCATAAAATCCTAAGTGACGAGCTCTGTTGACAGTGAAACTAAATCCAGTGGCCTGAAGAAAATTTCTATCAGTTATTTGATTTTGAAGTGCTTCAGCCATATCATTCAGTAACTACAACACCAGAGTATTCGTAATGGGCTTCTTTGGCATCTGCTTCAGTATTATATTGTTTTCTCTCCACAAATTTGTCAGTCCACTGACCATTCCCTTTGAAGTAAACTTCTTTGTTACGGATGACCTTTCTGATATATGATGCCATGACCCTGTGGCGTTTTATGTATTATTTATCAACTTGCCATAAGGACACATGGTACACAATAACTTCCATCAGAATATGTGGTTGAAACTGTGGTACTTGTCACCTTGGCAACAGTTTTAGATCTTACAATATCATCACCTTGTGGTTTGGCAGTACCATCACCAGCAGACATTAGTAAATCACCCCGAGCAACAGTTGTTCCTTGTGCGATACGGATAACAAAGTCACCAGTCACACCACAATAGAAGTCGTTAGTGTAAGTATCATCGTCATCGTCCCAACAACGGAATACACCAGCTACATTGACATCACCCTCAACATCACTAACCTTCATACGGTTTAGTTGGTCATTATCTTCACCACCCCATTCACACATTTCATCAAGGTTACTCAAAACAGATCCTCTCAGAATTGTAGGTCTATCTGAAATGACATTTGTGGAAATTCCTACAAGTTGTGACCAACGAGATAATGTTGCACCACTGATACTAACATCATTGCCATTAATATTAATATTTCCATGAAGAGTTCCACCTTGGTAGAAATCAAGAAGACTTCCATCATTGGTATTTCTTCTAATTGCAATAACATTACCACCAGCTCGTGTGAAGTGTGAGTCAGAAATTTGTGAAATCCTGGCGCCGGCGTCACCAAAACTATAAGAAGATCCTCCAACAATAAGAGTGCCATCGGCATTCAATTGCATCCTATGATTACCACCACTTTCCCATGTGAAGAATCCTGTGCTATGAGATCTTAAGAAATGATCGCCCGTTGATGCAGCTTGACTATTACCTCTAACATAAATTCCATTATTACCTGTACCCACGCTAGAGAGGTAACAAAACTGATCATTACCATCAAGCATCACGTTGCCATCAATATTCAGTTTTTGTGAAGGTGCATCACTTCCTATTCCTGTATTACCATTAGATTGTATACGAAGTCTTTCATTTCTAGTTCCAGAATGTGTAACAAAAAATCTTATTGCAGAACTACCTCCTGAAGAAGGTTCACTAAAGAATCTGGTACTATTAGAACTGGATTCCCAATCAACTGTAAAACCGTCAGAGGTGACACTACTTGACTGACCACTTACTTTTAGTCCCCCAGAGACAGTTCCATCACCAACTTCTAATCGTTCGTCTGGAACAGTAGTTCCTATACCAATTCTAGCGGCTGAAGTTAAACAGAATGCTGTGGTTCCTGCTGCTCCTACTCCAATACCATGTCCAACTCCTATTTGGTATCCACCATCAAAAGTATCATTGACATCTGCTCCAGCAAAGTATTGATGAGCATCATTTAAACTCTTATATCTGACTACTGGTCTACTTGTTTTTACTCTAATATCTCCCCTGACGTGTAATGAGTTTTCTGGAGCATCTGTCCCGATTCCTACAGAACTACCTGCACCAGTGACATGAATACCAGATCTTGCAGTTATAACACCAACAGAATCTACACTGCTCACATCTTCATAACTCAGAGTACCTGGAACGGATACTGTGTCACCTGCCTTACCAATAGTAATCGTATTACCACTTCTGGCGTTAATATTATTAGTGAGGATATTTGACATCGATCAAAGATACTTTTCTTCTATTTATCAATGCATAAAAAAAGAGACCCTTTCGGGTCTCTTGGATACGTTCTCGTGAACAAGGATCACATGAGGTTCTTAACTGCAACTCTTCTGTAGTAGCGGTTGGAGTTAATACGGAGTCTACCGAGGCCTTGTGTGGTTCCTTCAGCGAATGGGTTAGCAACGAGACCGTAACGAGTCTTGAAGCCAATTTTTGGCTGGAAGGTGTTCTCACCGACGGCACGAACCATCTGGAGAGGAACATAAGGACAATAGAACAGACCAGCGTCATAAGGTGAAGTACCCTTATAACCGACGACATAGTACTGGTTACCGTTAGCTGCGTTTGCAGAAGTCAGGTTTGCAGAATATGGGTCGATGTAGACACGGAACTTACCGTTGATGGTACCAGCGAAGGTGTTGCCGGTGTCGTCAACGTTCAGGTTTGCGTTCAGGGCTGGGGTATAGTCGAGGATACCTGCCATGGTCAGTGCGGATGCAACGTCTGCAGAGCACATGATCATGTTGCCCTTCCCTCTACGAGTTCTTTGTGCGATTGCGTTCGCATCTCTCTCGATTTGGAAAAGAAGACCTTTGAACTTCTCAACAGACCAACGACCGTTGGAGTCGATGTCAAGGTCAAATACACCAGCAGTTGCGGTGTTAGAAACAGCACCCTGTTCAGCAACCTTGTAGATGGTTCTGATAACTTCACGGTTGATTTCAGCAAGGATCTCAGTGGAGAGAATGTTTGCCAATTCCGCTTCAGCGTTCAGACCGTGGATTGCCTTGAGGTCTTGTGCCAGTTCCAAGCTGTACTCAGCTTTCAGAGCTCTGGACTTAGCGGTTACGGTGACTTTCTCGATCGAGAATGCCATCTGGTTGAAGTGATCGCCAGTACCTGAACCCAGGTTCTCAGCATCACCAGTGACCATACCTTCACCGACACTGTAGCCAGTGGAGGAAGCAGAACCAACAGGGTTGAGTACTGCAGGGTTGTCACCACCCTGAGCAGTTGTACCCAGACCAACGTTGATATCTTCTGCACCTGCAGTCAGGTTGAAGCCATCATCCTGACCAGAGAATGCGGTATCGACTTCGTTGAAGAAGGTCTCGTTGCCGGACTGAGACTCGTAGCGAGATCTCATTGCGAAGATCAGGCCAGTAGGACCGTTCATTGGTTGAACACCAGCCAGGTCGTATGCGACCAGGTTAGGCATTGCGCGTCTGATCAAGGAGATCAGAACAGGGTCGAAACCAGCGGTAGGACCAGCAGCAGGAGAGTCAGCACCAAACGCACCAGATGCACCAGCGGCATTACCTGAGTTGGTTGGGGTTTCCATCAGGTTGATACCTGACTGGAATGCTTGCTCTTCCTTGAGGAATTTTTCTTGGTTCTCGAGCAGGACTGCGGTTACTGAACGACGATGAGCGTCTTTGATTGGATCAAGACCTTCATAGTCGAGAAGTGGGCTCCACTTTTCCTGCAGATGTTCGGATTGAAACATTTGCCTTTACTTAATAGTTGTTGTTTGAATGAATGTTAAATTCACTTTTTGAATGCACCAAGTGCTCTCATATACTGTTCCATACCTGTAGAGGTAGGAGCAGGAGTTGAATCAACACTTTCAGAGATTGTCTGAGGTGCTTCTGATTTTGCTGTAGGTGCCTTGGAGAAGTATGACTCCTTCAGGGTCTCCAGCTTTTCACGATATTCGTCTTCACTTTCAAACTCTACACTTTCAGCAAGTGAAGCGAGCTTCTCTTTCTGGGTCTCAGCAAGACCTTCAGAGACGACTGAAAGAACGGTGTCTGCAGTAGACTCAGCGAGTCTCTTGTTCAGACCAATGTTCTTCTCAATCTGCTCATTGAGTTTAGTCTCCATATCATCAAGTTTCTCTACCATGCTCTCAAGAACATCATATTTCTCTTCAGGGATAGTTACATAATGTTCTTCAAAAAGACCCTTCATGCCAGACAGGAAGGATTCAGTCATTTCGGTCTTGAGACCATGTTCGATAGCCAACTCATTCTCGGTCATCCACTCTTCGCAGACATATTCGAGATATGCGTCAACTCTCTCGGTCAGAGTACCCTTAAGGGCTTCTCTTTCCTCGTTCAGTTTTTCTTCGAACTGAACCTCCAGGGTTTCCTGGATTTCTTTGATTTTAGAGGTTAATGCGGCTTCAAAGATGACACGTGCCTTCTCTTTGAATTCTTCGGAGAGTTCTTCACCACCGAGAAGTGCATTTACGTCTTCTTCGATGTCAACGGACTCTTCGGTAACTTCGTCAGATTCGGATACAATCTCTTCCTCTTCGAGGACTTCCTCTTCTGTTTCGATCTCTTCTTTGGCCATACCTTTCATTGGATCAGCAGCTTTTGCACCTTTATTAACTACATCCTTGACAGTAGCGATCTTAGGCTCTTTGAGCTTTGCAGAATCGTTGTCAGGCTTGTAGTTCTCAGGTGTTGGACCACCGAGATCTTCGTAAGATGTGGCGAGACCTTCGCCAGGGCTGGAAAGCTTTTGCATACCTTCAGCAGGTTTAGCGTTCGCGTTCACAGCAGTTTTAGATTGCTCCATTTCTTGTAAATCTCCACGAGACATTTGAAGTTACTCCGATTAACCTTTTTTAATCTATATTTATTTATAAATTGTATAATTCAATATAATCAAAGATTATTTAAGAAGTTGTTGAATAAATCAAGCTTCTTCTCATCAAGCTGACCTTGAGTTACAAGCGTGTTGATTTGCTTGTAAGTCTTCTTAGCAGTCTGCTCTCTCAGGACACCACCATCCCAAACCCAATCTTTACCTTCCATGATACCTTCAACGAAAGCATCTGGTGCTGATGGGTCGGCAACGATGTCAGCAGCAGTTGCTAACATGAAGTCGTCACCTACAATGTTTACTCCTTCTCTGGTCTGTTTAAGTGAGCCGATGCCTCTACTAGAAACGCCAAGTTTAACTCCCTCCCCGATAAGCGACTTCGCAATATTACCCATCGGAGTTGATAAGATTTTCGCTTTACCAATGAAGTTGTTTCCGTCTTCTTTAAGGCTAATAATCTTGTGACTAACGCGGTCCAGATTAACAGTTGGACCATCGGGGTGTCCGAGTTCTCCAAGAGCTCTACCAGAATTGATGTGGTTTTCTGTGTATCTCTGGACTTCCTTTCTCAGTCCCTCCATTTGATACATTCTACCATTACGATTGCAGATATTTCCTTGGAGGAAGATACCTTCAATGTACATCTGTTTTTTACCGTTTCTTTCTTCAACGATAAAATCTACTGATTCGATTTCTTCTCTGATAAGTTTCATTGGTTTCCTCAGGATACTTGTACTTGTTGGATATAGACTCTTCCAGTTCCAGATTGTGTCTTAGCTGCAACCATGATAGACCTTCTTAAAGTCGCATCAGGTGAAGTAAAGACATCGGTGACTGAACTTGAATCGTGATCAACAACGATCCTGGTACTGAAATAACCACCTACTCCTGAAGAATTGTTGACACTGGATACGATCTTGTGACTAAAGTCGAAGTTAGATTGACCACTTACAGTCAGAGATACAGCATCTCCAACAGCAAAAGGACTACCAGTTCCTTCAGGGAAATCAATAGTTGTCGTCGTACCAGTAGTGATACCTACAACTCTTTGAGCCATGACTGGACCAATAGAGATTTCCTCAGAGTCAGTAGAGCTTACGTAAAAATTTTCATCTGTTGCGGTTGGAAGAGTTCCAATAGCAACATAAACTCCTGCACTCTCGGCAACGACTCGGATTGAGTCTGATTGTTGCGAGATTGCACTTGACCTCGCCGAGGACGTGCTGGTCGTAAATGTTGTATTTACACCTACTGGTTTTAACGCACTCATCTTCTTATTATAGTTTTATAATATCTATTTATTATTCTTCAGTCTCTTCTTCAGGTTCCTCAATAGAATCCTCTACCTCAGGCTGAGTTTCCTCAGGACCATCAAAGATTGAAGCAGCGACATTAGGTCTACTTGCTTCGATTTTTTCTGCACTCTTAGCAAAAAGAATATCCTTAATTTTATCACTAATTTGTGATGAAGACTCGTCGGGACTGACGAGCATATCCATAAGTTCGTCCATTTCAAAAAATGTTACTACAACAAATATTTAGATGATACCACCTGGAGGATTCTGAGTTCCTGGTGCTTCGGGATCTTTAGGTGATGTTGGTGCCTGCATTGCATCTGGTGTTGCTTCAGGTGCTGGTGCCATTCCTGGATCTGCTGGTGCTCCAGTCATTGGATCAACCATTGCATTAGGATCGGGAATTACACCGTTCTCAATCTCCTTTTCGATCAACATATCCTGTTCCAGAATCTCTTCATCAGTTTGTCTGAGGATATTTCTTCTTACATAATCCTGAGAATAATACTTACCAACATATGGTTCTGCAAGTTGTGCAAGATTCAGTCTCTCAGTTGTAAGTTCTGCTTCCTTCAGTTCGGCAAAGTGATTATCATACAGGAAGTCATATTGAATATGATCAGCCATGTACTCCCAGTCTTCAGGAGTGACAACATTCTTAAGAAGAAGTTGAGTTTTCAACATGTCGTTAAACATTGCTGAGAATCTCTTTCTCATTCTTCCAACAAACTTGGAGAACTTGATTTCATCTCTCAAGATTTCAGAAGAACGACCCAGCGAGAAACCACCCTCACCTTCGATTCTGGTCTCAGGTACATTCAGAGCTCTGTAGAGTTTTCTCTGAAAATAATTGATATCAGTAATTTCACCAAGGTTTTGACCACCAGGAAGTGTGGTAATTTCAGTACCACGACCACCTTCACGACGAGGTAACCAGAAGTCTTCCATCATGGACATAAACTTCTTGTCATCACGCATCTCACCAGTGTTTGCGTCATAGACCATCTTGTTTCTATAACGCATCATGACATCACGAAGGTATTGTTCTGCCTTTACCTTAGGAAGATTACCAACGTCAATGTAGAAAATTCTACGTTCTGGTGCTCTCGAAAGCCTGTAGATAACGAGTGAATCCTCAATCATCATCAACTGATTGAGAGGTTTGATTGCTTTATGCATCCATGAAAGAGTCAAACCCTTGTTTCTGTCAACCAAACCAGAGGTACAATAGGCGACAGAATCACGAGTCATCTTGATTCCTTTCTGTGGATTACCTCCATAACCACCTCTAGCGGTCCCATTATCAGGAGTATACAGGAAATATTCTTCGATTTCAGGAAAATTATATGCAGTTGGATTTGCAGAGCGACCGAAGTCGTCCCTTACATTACCAACAGTTTTATCTTGTTTTTTGAGTTTACGGACGTATCTAATCTTCGATGCATCAATATATCTCAGTTCCTGAATACCATCCTGAGGATTCTTTTGATCGATGACCTTATTATAGTAAAGTCTTCCGTCAATATACCAGTTACGGAAAATCTCATGAGCCTTCTTATCAAAGTCAAGAAGTTCACAAATATATCTAAACTCTTCTCTTACAATCTTTTTAATCTTATCACTTGCATTCAGATTCGACAGTTCAATCTGTACAGGTGAATCATTTGTATCAGCAACAATTGCTTCATTTACAATATCTTCAATCGCACTATCACACTCTGGATAGAGTGCCATTGTCCTATATCTACGAATCAAATCAGTCTCATTTCTATAGAGACCTTCGATATCTAAATTATAGCTACCAAAAAATCCACTACTGGCGAAGGCCTCAGATCCATCCTGATTAGAAGGAGGGATCGGAGAAACTACGCCAGGTGGATTCTTGTCGTTATCTTCAATTGAAAAACCAAATAATCTGGCCATTATATTTAAATACTAGACTGTCTTGTCTAGTTATTTATCATCGGATCAGGACTTCATTAGCGTTACCGCCAGAGTTCTGATCAGACTCACCAATTGTGAAGTATTGAACGTCGAACGTTACATCAAACTCTTCGAGCTGATCACCGTTATCGTAACTCAGTTCAATTGCACCAACCTGTGTTGGGAAGATATCGAAGAACTTGTAAGTTCTCAATACTGCTGATTCACCACCACTATTAGAAGTAGAGAACCTCTCATTACCTCTACCGAGTTGAGTTACATATGCATCAGTCATGTAAGATGATGGATTAGTAACACCAGTTGCATCATCGAGCTTACTGATGGTGTTTGCCCATCTTTCGAATGCAGTTCTGAGTTGGAAGTCCTCATCATTGATGATTCTAACTGTCCATGCATCGAACGTTCTATCACCAGCTACTTTAAGTTGTCTTCCTCTAAAAGGAACTTCAAATGAGTTGGTGTTTGAAGCAGGGAGCTGAGCAGCTTTACAAAGGAACTTGAAAGTGCCATTTTCTCCTGTTTCACCACTTCCCCATGCCTCGATGATAGATGATGGGAAAGATGGAATTGAGACTTCAAATAGATTGGGGCGGGCCCCTCCGCCCGCCAGTCTCGTCTTAAATTGTGAAAGGGTTTTTGTGTCTGCCATTGGTTAATCCTCCGTAGTTATTTAATAAAATATCAAACAGTACCAACGACTTCCTGGAAGTCAACACCAGTTCTAGTAGCAACGAACGTCAAGGTGACGAAGTTGATAGACTTGGTTGGTTTCAAGAAGATGTCTGCTCTGAACTCATTGTTATCAATGACATCAGGTGTGTTGTTTGTTTCGTCACAAACTACGAGGAAGTCATAGAGACCTCTCTTCGCTTGAACGTCACGGAGGTAAGGTTCGACGATGTTCACGAAATTAGCTCTCGTGTTTGCATCATTAAGTTCGAAGAGTTGAGTGTTAGCAGCTCCTTCAAGTGACTGTTCAACTGTGAGGAACAGTCTTCTGACGTTGATTCTGTCAAACGCGGAAGCATAACCCAGTGCTGTCTTATCACCGAAGAGTACAGTACCTGCACCTCTCTGAGTAATAATTGAGTTGATTCTATCACCGTAGAGTTGATCTCTTTGGTTCTTAGTTGGGTTGAATGCCAGTTTGACAGCGTTGTTCAGAATACCTCTCTGGAGACCAGCAGGTGAGAACCAAGGATATGCCTCGATTGAAGTTCTGACACAAAGACCAGCAACGTCACCGTTAGTTGGAATATAACGGAATTGATTATTGAATCTGTCAAATGTGTACTTGTAACCCGAATCCAAGATCGCGTAGGACGAAGATGCGATTGGAGCGTAGTACTGAAGGACGTTTTCTACCTGAGTATTTGAATTTGTGACGTTTACAACGTTTGCTCTGTGTGGAGAAATTGTTGCGACACAATCCTTTCTGTCTTCAGCGATTGAGATCAGGTAATTTGCCTTAGCTTGTGACTGACTTTCGACACCCAAACCAGGACCCATGATCAGATAATCGACTTCGATTTCATCTCTATTAGAGAAGTATCCATAACCTGTGATCAGATCACCAAGTGTGGCTTCCATACCACCGTTTGCCTGATAGTCAACACCACCACCAAGTGAATAAGAAACAGAACCAAGAGCAGCGAAGTGATTGTTTGCTGCGGTTTGACCCCACAGACCCTGAGCATTTGTATATGGTGTGAAGCTGGTAGAGAAACCAGAAGCAACAGGGAGTGTGTTGTAGTAAGTATCTTCTTTGATTGATGGGTTGTAACCAGCGAAGATGTATTGTGAATTCAGTGCCAGGTAATCTTTATAATATGTCTTGGTAGGTGCATCTGCATCTGCCTCAGCATCAGAAGCTTTAGACAGTGAGAGGAACTTCTCAAGAATGTTACCCTGAACACCAGTTACATCACCCGTGTCGTCTACAACGACAATGTGAATTGCGTCATTACTACCCTTTCTTTGAACAGCGTATTGAGTATCAACTGGTCTAGGAGCAATGTTCTTCCAGTACAATGTTGAATTAGACAGTCCCAGTGTCTGAAGACCATACCAGTCTCTTGCAGTACCTGCAGTAACTGTAGCAGTATGTGCGACTCCACTTGAAGGAGTGATTGTCAAAGTATCTGCTGTTTTAAAGGACGCACCGTCAAAGGACTGTTGATAAGTAACAGGAGTGACTGTGCCAGCAGTTGAAACTCGATTTAAGAATGTAA